GTAAAATTTGGTAAAGACGATATCATACATTTTAAATATCCAAACCCACTAGATCAGTACTATGGAATGTCACCGATATCAGCATCGCAAACAAGAATAGACACAGAAGAATTTGCTTCAGAATATCAGAGAGACTTCTTCTTAAACAATGCAAGACCTGATGCTATTTTGAAATTCGGAAATGGTAACGAAGTGACAGACGAACAGAAAATAGAAATCAGAAAAGGGTGGAATAAAAAATATCAAGGAGTAGGTAAGAGTTCAAAGATTGCTATTTTAGAGGGGGATGTAGACTATCAACAATTATCCATGTCTCAAAGAGAAATGGATTATATAGACTCAATGAAATTCACAAGGGATGATATCCTTGTGGCCTTTTCAGTTCCTAAAGCTATCGTAGCAATTACAGATGATGTGAATAGAGCGAATGCAGAAACATCAATGCATATTTTCTTGTCAGAAACAATCGCACCGGAATTAAAAAGACTAGAAGAAAAAATCAACGAGCAATTAATCTATCCTGAATTTGGAGATAACTTCTTTATTCAATTTCCTGATCCAACTCCTGAGAATAGAGAATTAACTTTGAAAGAATATACAGAAGGACTTAATGCAGGATATCTTTTGATTAACGAAGTAAGAGAAAAAGAAAATCTTCCACCAGTAGACGGTGGGTGGAGTATTTATAAACCATTGGGAATGCAACCAATTGGAACATTGGGAGTGAAAGCTAAAAAAGAAATTAACCGTATCTTTAGAGGTAAAGGAATGTTGAAATTGAAACTTGAAATGAAAGAGGAATTGACTAAAGGAATTTATAAAAAATTAAACAATACAAAAAAGAAAAAGAGTGCTACAATTAAAAAAGAAGAAAGTGAAGAAGTAGAAACTAAAAATCCTAAGTCTTTAATTAACGGAGAAGATTTGAAACTAAAATATACCGATATGGTAAATAAACAAATTGACGGACGAGCAGGGAAACTTGAAAAGGATATGAATCGAAGAGCGAAAGAACAAGCGAACGGATTTATAAAATTATTGAATGAAGTAGAGATACCAAGTAAATCATTAAAAAAGATAAATAAGAAAGGAGTAGACTTCGGAGATTTCAAACAAATTCTCGGAGTGGTTATGGTTAGAAAGTTTGATGAGTTCTTCGATGGAGAAGATAAGGTGATGGCTGAATTCATCCTCCCGTTCGTTGAAAACTCTGTAAAGGACGCAGGGCTCGAGTCACTACTGTTAATCAACCAAGAGGGACAATTTGAGACCACAGAAGCAGTACAAAAGAGAATTCAAAAAAGAGCAGACGAGTTCGGTCCTCAAATCAACGGAACTACAAAAACAAAATTGGCGAAAGGATTGGCAGAGGGAATCACAGAGGGAGAGGGAATCGTAGATTTGAGATTAAGAGTAGAAAAAGTATATGAGGAATATCCTCTTTATAGATCAGAGATGATTGCTAGAACAGAAGCAACAGCTTCAAACAATGAAGGATTTATTGAAGGCTTTCGTCAAAGCGAAGTAGCAACCCATAAAGAATGGGTAGCCGTGATGGACGAAAGAACTCGCCCCGAGCATGTCGCACTCAATGGGGACATTATTAAACTTGACGACTCATTTGCAAATGGGCTACAATACCCACAGGAGCCAAATTGTCGATGTGTGATTGCTCCGGCATTTGAAGAATAAAAAAATTATGTTAAAAAAATTATTTAATACAAAGATCAAAGAGATAGATGAAAAGGAAAATAGTATCCGATTTATTTTCTCTACAGATGATGAGGATCGTCAGGGAGAAATTGTCGACCAAAAAGGTTGGGATATAAATGACTTCATGAAAAATCCAGTTGTTCTATTCGCACATGATCACCACCAACCAGCAGTGGGACAAGTTACAGAATTGAAACTAAATGAAGATAGTAATCTAGAGGGAGTGATTAAATTCGCAGTAGAAGAATACGATTTTGCAAAAACTCTTTTCAAACTTTATAAAGGAAAGTTTATGAGAGCCGTGTCCGCAGGTTTTATGAATACGAAGTATGAGATTGATGAAGAAAATGACACATTCACTTTAAAAGAAAATACACTGCTTGAAATGTCGATGGTAAATGTTCCAGCAAACTCTATGGCCTTGGCTAAGAGTGCAGGAATAGATATAACATCCATTGAAAAATTAATGGAAGAAAAGAAAACAAAAATAGTTTTGAAAGATAAAGATATCGAGAACATCGGAAAAGAAATCTCAAAAAATATACAAGAGAGTTTAAATAAAGGGCTTGCTAACACTACAAAGGTCGAAACCCCTGAGGTAAAGAGCAAGATTAAAAATGGCAAAAAGAAATTCACTACAAAACAGATCAACAAAGCGGTTCGTGTTCTGCTAAAGGAAAAACAATCGCTTTCAATTAATCGCTAATTTTAATATTTATTATGAACATTAAAAAATTGTTAAAAAAAGCATTTGCTGAGTTAACAGCTGAGGAAGTGACTTTTTTGAAAAGTAACATCAGTTCAATGTCTCCAAGTGAGAAAACAAAGTTTGAAAAAGATGTTGCTGATGCTGGCGAAAATCCAGCAGAGAAAACTGAAAAGAAAGAAGTCGAAAAGAAAGACGAAGACGAGGGAATCGATGAGGAAGCTGTAAAAAGCCTAATCACAGACTCCATCAAAACTTCCATTGAAAAGAAAGTAGACGAAATGTCTGATGGTCTTGTCGCAAAGTTCATGAAAGGTGTGAAAGCACAAAGAGAGAATGCTGTGGGAGACGAGAAAAAGGAAATTACTAAAGGGGAAATGGATACTCGTTTATTCATGAAGTCTTTGTTTAACGACGAGAGAGTTGAATTAAAGGAACATGAGGGACAAAGAGCGAAAGCTTTGGATACCACAGAAACAGGTGGTAAGGCTGGATACTTAGTGCCTGATGAGTTGAGAGCAGAAATCTTAAGAATTGCTGAGACACAATATGGTCTTGCTCGTAGAGAAATGCTTTATCTTCCATTTTCAGGACCCGGAAATTCCAGAACTATTCCTACATTGGCCAGTACAATTTCTGTTACTTGGACAGATGAAAAAGGAACAAAGAGTTCTTCACAACCTACATTCGGATTGGTAACACAAACATTGAAAAAGCTTGCTGTTATTATTCCTATGTCAGAGGAAATTTTGGAAGACTCAGCTATAAACTTGACAACACTAATCGGTCAATTAGTAGCAGAGGCTATTTCAAAAGAAGAAGATCTACAGTTCCCATGGACAGGAGTTCTTAATAACACAGATGTTAATATCTTGACTATGGGAGCAGGAGATACAGCATTCACAGATGTAGATGCTGACGACCTATTGGATATGCAAGACGAAACTCCGTCAGGAGCAATGTCAGGAGCGAAGTATTACATGCATCGTTCTATATTCAATGTGTTGAGAAAACTGAAAGATGATGATGGAAATCCTATCTTCCAAAAAGCTACAGAAAGCACACCAGCAATGATTTGGGACTTCCCATATGAATTGTCTGATGCCTTTCCAGCAAAAGGAGATACCGCAGAAGCGACAGCATTCATCTTGTTTGGTAATCTAAGACAAGGTGCAGTGTTCGGAGATAAACAACAAATTAGAGTTAAACTATTAGATCAGGCTACAATTACTGATACTGATGGCGAAACTGCAATCAATCTTGCAGAGCAAGATATGATTGGTTTGAGATTTGTTGAGAGAGTAGGATATGTTGTTTCATTGCCTACAGCACTAACAGTGTTGAAGACAGCGACAACAGTGTCAGCCTAAACCTAAGGCAGGGTGGCTTAAAGTGGGGATGAGAAATCGTCCTCACAAATAAGCTACCCTCAGAGTCAAAAATTATTAATGTTTTAATCTAAAAAAATATTATGAGTGCAACAGTAGTAGTAAATGAATACAATCTTGTCGGTGAAGTAAAGTCGGCTAATATTGCAAATTCAAATATGGGATCAATTGATGATTCCGAATTAGACGCAGTAGCGAATCCAGTTGTACCCGGGGAAAATACTTATGAGAAGTATCAAACAATCGAGGTAACAGCATTGGGAGGATCAAGTAAAATTGATAACCTAAAAATCTGGAGGACAGGAGCATTAGGAGGCTCAGCTGTGCATGTAACAAATGCTAGAGAAACTTCATATGCTGAGAAATCTTTTGCAACACCAGTTGCAAAACCTTGGAATAGGTGGCTCATTAACAGGAGAATTAACAGCGACTGGGGAGTCTGACCTTTTGGTTCACCAAATTCAGACTGATGCTGGGGATGTTGCAGGTTCAACATCAACACTAAATTACCAGTACGACGAAACGGCTTAGTATGAGCGATAATCTGTAAGCCGTGTGGAGAAGTATTCGAGACTAACGAGGACTATCTAAATCACAAATGTGAAAAAGCAGATGGACATACACCTCGAGAACCTGAATATTTAGTAAAAACCACATGCCCTAATTTTCTAAAAATCTCTGCATCGGCAATTAAGAGAGGAGAAGAAAAAAAGGAAGTGAAAACTAAATAAGGTAATACAATACCGATAACTTGCAATATAATGCAAACAGACCTCAAGTTATTGGCTCGAGGTCTGTTTTTATAAAATAACACTACAAAATATTATGCAAGAATTTACATTCAAAAGAAAAATAGAAGATAAAGAAATCACTTGTGGATTTAGATATGAGGAAGAAAAAGTAGAATTGGAAAGGTGGGTTTGGGGAGTTGTCTATAAAGACGGAACCGAACTACATCAATTTGACTCTGAGGGCACTTTTCATCAATTCAAAGAAATCAATCTTCCTGAAGTTAAAATGTTTTCAAT